TCCCACTAAACTATTAAATAAAATACCCAAAAAAAAACAATATCTTTTTTATAGAGGATATATTGATGGAGATGGTTGTTTTTATATCACAGATAAAGCAAAACATTTTTTTATATGTAGCACATATAATCAAGATTGGTCACATATAGAATCTTTATTCACAAATCTTAAAATTGAACACTATAAAATAAAAAAATATATAAGTAAGTTAGGACATAAAGACTCTCGCATACGAATTTCCAGTCTAGATGCTATAGAAAAAATTGCACAATATCTATATCAAGACAGACTAGATATAGGACTAAAAAGAAAATACGAGAAAGTTAAAGTTTATTGTTGACAAGTGCCGATAGTGTAGTATGCTCTAGTGTTAGGAAGGTTATTTTATGGAAAATAATGAAGAACTACCAGATAGTAAAATTCCTTGGTGGGATAATCACCATGAGGATGTTTATAGTGAAGACCCTGAAGATGGATACCCTTATGATATGGGAAGCAAGGTGCAGGAATGACCCAATATCCAGACCTAGAAAAAGATCTACTAAATAGCGATATTATAAGAAGTAAATGCAAGGATAGTATTTATAGTCAGAATTTATATGCTGCCCTATGTAATAATAGATTCTTTTATGAAGAACAAGAGTGGACTTGTAGCTGGAGATATTCTGGGGGAATAGTGGCAGAATTAGTAGATAAGAATTTAAACTATTTAGATTACTATTGTAGTGGAATATATTCAGAAGAAAAGAATGGCTATGTTAGTGAGGGAGTAGTTACAGAAGTTATAAGAAATGATTTATTAAATTTGGGGTGGACAGTTAAGCCTTATGAAAACATATAAAAAGAAAACGGTAAAAGCAGTAGACAAAATCCTGTGCGATGCTTGTGGAAAAGATTGCACAATTACTGAACCAGTAGATGAGCATGAATATGCTGAACTAACTGCTGTATGGGGATATTTTTCCCAACAAGATGGTATGCAGTACGATATTCATTTGTGTGAAACTTGTTTTAATGAAGTGCTAGGTTTTATTAAGGAAAAAAGAAGTAAAGTTTTGGGTCCGTTTAATTATCCTTATGATAAAGATCCCCTAGAAGGAAAGAGTTATTTTCCATCATGAAAGTTATATTTGAATTAGTTTTGCCAGAAGATCAGCATCAATACGATGTAATTAATCAAGCAAATAAAATGCAATCATGTTTGTGGGACTTTAGTCAACAGCTAAGATCATGGCGTAAATATGACAATAATTTTACAAATGCTAGTGATGCTCTAGAAAAAATCACAACAGAGTTTCATAGATTGCTTAATAATCATGGAGTAAATATTGATCTATAATGTTCAAACTTAATAAAAGAAGTCGTTTCAATTATTGGAGTTGTTCCAAATTTGCCAACTGGATTAGGGGCATTGAAAAACCTTTTGCTCTTGGATGGGATGAATGGGAAGTTTGGAGAAAAGAATCAGAACAAAAACACCCATTTAGATATTGGGTGGCGGAAGAACTATTAGATTTTTTGCAGGATATTGTTAATCTTCCTATGGATATTTATCATACCATAGAAGTATATGTTCGCAATCGTTTTATTGATAAAATGCACTATCTTAGAACAGGACTAAAGCCGGGACAATATTACGATCTTGATTATAGAATACTTCACGGTCTTTTTAATGAGTTGACAATTTATGTGGAGGATGAACTGGCTCATCTTAATAAATGGAAATCTGAGAAGAAATATAAATTTATCGGCGGCAGATGTGCGGAGGCAGGATTGGATTACCTAAACTGGGCAGGTCAACTAAAGATGAACGAAGATTATGGAATTAATCCTGACAATAAAGATTATAACAAACCTACCGCACAAGCAATATCTTCTCAAAAAGTATTAGAACTTTACAACTGGTGGAAGGATAGAGATTATAGAAATGATCCATACTCTATGTTTAGTAAAGAAAAAGATGGTAAAAGCTACTATAAAAAAATAGCAAAGATCATTGATGATTACGATAAAGAAGATACAAAAATGTTGATTGAATTCATTAAAATTCGTGGGAGTTTATGGTCATGAGATTAGATCAAGCAATGAAACTTAATGTTAAAGATAAAATAGTAAATTGTTTTATGGATGAGCTTATTATATCAAAAATAGATAATAGTTACGATCCAAAACCACCAGTGTTTATTGCACTAGATACTAGACTACAAAAACATTATTTATGGTTTGATGAAATTTATCATCCAGACCTAGCTGATATTTGCGATGAAGAAAAAAGTTTCATTATGTGGGCGAAAGATAATAGAGAATTTATCGGAGAAAATACTAGATTACTAAAGACAGTTTATATGCAGGGTTTTGCTATGGGATTTGAATTTAAAAGAGCAATTAATGCTCAGGAGCAACTACAAAAATGAGTTGGGATGGAAAATTTAAGTATGAACCTATGAGTCCAACAAAAGTTAAGACTATAATGGAATCATATAAAAACGAACAAGTCTATGACTATATTAAAGAACTTTATGAATTAATCAATTATCAAAAAAACATTATTAATGAACAAAGAGTTGAAATTATTGCGATGAAACATAAAGAAGCATGGAAAAGATATGATATTGACAAACCGCCCAAGTCTGATAATATGGATTGCTAGGAGCATATACAATGTTGTGGAGTGAGATTAAAAAATGGGCAAAAACCCATGACTATGAATGTATTAAAGACAAAGAAGATAATAAGTATTACTGGAGTCATATTCAAGACCCAGATAAGAGCGGAGTTTCTTCAAGTGTGAGTAAGCTTGCCAGAGATATTTACAACAGTATTACAAATAATGCTTGGGTTGATCACCAAGACGAGTTTCGGAGACAAAAAGAAATACCTAAATTTACAACTAATGACTATAATTCATGAATAATAAGAATAATTCAACTGAAAATAAAATACAATGTATTCCTGCTATCACCATTAGCGGACTACTAGCTTCTGCTATTAATGGTATTGTAGCATTTGTGGCTGTGTATTTTTTCAAACCATTATGGCAAAAAATTATTAAACTGTGGGAACCAAAATAATGAATGTAAAACTTGTTAGCTTAACGCCAGATGCAGAAAAGTCTATGGCTTATTGTGCTAGGGTTTCAAATCCTAGTAATCAAGACAACGATAACTATGCTAAACTGTTGAAATACTGTATTGATCATCATCATTGGAGCATATTTGAAATGGCTTTCATGACTCTGGAGATCAATACCACCAGAGGTATTGCTGCACAGATTTTACGTCATAGAAGTTTTACGTTTCAAGAATTTAGCCAAAGATATGCTGATACCACTCTGTTAGCAGATAATATACCGTTATTTGAGTTGAGGAGACAAGACAATAAGAATCGTCAAAATAGTATTGATGATATAACTGATGATGTAAAAGTTAAATGGAATAGTGAAATACGACAACATTTTGCAAAAGCCAAAGGTATTTATGACGCTATGATAGCGGACGGTATTGCTAAAGAGTGTGCTAGATTTGTTTTACCTCTGGCTACACCCACTAGACTTTATATGAGCGGTAGTATAAGATCATGGATTCATTACATTAATCTAAGGTCTGCTCATGGAACTCAAAAAGAACATATGATTATTGCTAATGAAGCTAAAGAAATTTTTAAAACTCAATTCCCCATTATATCGGAGGCTTTAGGATGGTAGAAAAAGAATTTACTGTAACTGGACAACTTAAAGAAACTGCTGGATCAGATAAACAGATGCTTATTTTACATCGTTCTTTTTTTACTTCATCCAAAGAAGAAGCTATCAAAAACTTTCATACTCATTTTGAGCCAGAACTAAAAGTAGTTAAGATTTTTTCTGTAGTAGACGATAAAGGAATTTTAGTATAATGGATACTAAATTAGACTTCACTCTAAAAGTAGTAAAAGAATTACTACATCACAAGTTTTCCGTTAAGCTATTAAATGTGGACAACATTGATGGTTATGGCGGATGGTTTGGCACTGATGAGGGTGAAGAAGAATTTGTGGTCGCCATGAAACACCATATGGGTTTTGAGATATTTATTCATGAATACTGTCATTTCTTACAGTGGAAGTATGACAGGAAATTATGGAATAAATCTATGATAACGTATGATCTTCTATTTGATTGGATTGGGGATAAAAGTCTGGACGTTACTGATGAAGCTTTAAATACTAGCCTTCATGACATATTGGAGATTGAGCATGATTGTGAAAAAAGAGTATTAAAGTTAATTAAAAATAATCCTATTGAAGATTTTGATAATGATAAGTATATTAGGGCGGTTAATGCTTACTTATGGAGTTATCATATTAATAAAGAATTGAGATCGCGTCCTAAAAATCCTATCTATTCACCAAGCGTTTTACAGAATATGCCTTCTATTTTTCATAACGATTTGTCCTATTACCTAGATAAGAATAATCTTACAGATTCTATAAAGCAAGCATTATTAGTTGAATACTGAGAAAAATTCAAGATAGTGTTGACAACTGCCGATATTGTGATAGGATACGCTAATGGAGAACCTATGAGTAATAGATTCGGCTTGTGCTGTATTAGTTTGAAGCTGAAAGATCAAGGCTTTAATCATCAGACTATGACATATAAAAGATTTAGTTCTTTGCCTAGAACTGAAGCATTGTCAATTCTTGGTGATAGAATTCTTAATAATCTTACTGTTACCAATGAGACTATTAAGTTTTGTGCTGAGAATAATTATGTTTATCGTGTTAGTAGCGATATTTTCCCACTCATTACTTATGATGAAGCTAATGTTAGTCTAGAAGATTTACCTAACTATGATCTTATTCAAGATGAGTTTGATAATATCTCACAGACTATTACCGATACTAATGTTCGTGTTACTTGTCATCCTAGTGAATTTAATGTGCTTGCTTCAACCAACGAAAAAGCAGTTGACA